AGCATAGGCCGTAGACTCGTTGATCCCCAGCATCGCATCTATAGTAACGGTGGCGTCCAGATTGTGGCTCCATTCCCACCTAGTCCAGTACATCTGGGTGTCACGGTACTTAAAAGAGCCACTGGGGCCCGCTATACTGAGGCCGACCTTGCTCTGTATCGTAACCAAATTGTCGCTATGCCACAGACTCCCTGTCGGCATTGTCCACGTCACAGAGCCGTCTTGGTCTAAGGAAACACTACTGGACGTGCCATCGGTAACCGATAAACTGGCCCATGTACTGCCATCCCAATACTTCGTCGTCAGGGCAGTGGAGCCTGTGGAATTCGTGCCGTCCATGTCAAGGTTAGCCCCCCTGAATCGGGTGGCGCTGCCAACATACAGATACCTGCCAGCCGTCAGGCTGGACAGATCAACACTGGTATCGGTAGAGCCGTCCTGGGCGACTGTAGTGAAGTCTGTTGGCGCTATGTCCAAACTCTTGGCACGGTCACTCAGTAACACGACAAGGTAGGGACACTCAATGTACCGCATAACCGCCGCGGTGGCAAAGTTACGTGGTATCAGGTCAACGTACTCCGTGCCCTTAACAAGGCCCGTGAAGGCCGATGTAGTGGTGAGAGCAACGCCATTCGCTGCCCCCGCTAGTCTTTGATGCCCTAAATTGGCCGCAATTGTTTCAGTAGCCATATATACCTCCTTGGTCTATCCAGCCCGTCCAGACCTCACGTGTCAGGGAGGAGGCTGCTATGTATCGCTAATGTATTTAATCAGGAACCACAGCGGTTGCAACAGCGCCGATGGCAGTATAGGCGTTAGCCTCCCATCCTATGGTGTTGCTAATCTTTGTGACCCGTATTAGCTGGGTATCAGTACAAAGGTATTCCTTGGTTCCGTCACAGTCTTCGCTGTTAATCTCTTCCCCGCTTCCAGCAGGTGTTCGCAACTCAAAATTACCACCCGCGTTACACAAAATGGTAATTTTATGTCCTTCTGGAACGCTCACCAAGGAAGGGAGTGTGATGAAGTCATTAGCATCATTGGTCACCGCCAAAACAGAGACCTGCGTTACACTGCGCCCTATAGTGCGACTGGTAGTATCCGCAGCCGTAGCGCTTGGTTTCACAACATGGGTAGGAGACGGATTTCGTCCTGCCATTTTTACACTTCTCCTTTAAGATTATTATCTTGTTTTGCTCTTCCTATGCTGCCTCTTAGGCTTATCGCTTACATACAAAGGGGCCTCAGCAACAGACGCTTCTTGCCATACTGGGCGAGGCTCTTCCTTCTGCCCTGTGGCAGCTTTAGCCATCGCAGCTATCAGTTCCTGATTACTCCGCATCACATCTCTCTGTAGCTCCCTATCCTCTGCACGGGCACGATCTTCATCTAGTCCCCGAAGGACCGCATAGGCTCTCTTGTGACTGTGCCGCATATGATCGTCAAGAGCGATCTTAGTTGGGGTATGGCGTTTGTAACAAGGATTGAAGCCCATATCTTTTAATTGCTCGTAGTCTTCCGATTCGGGATGCAGGCGACACGCCAAGTCCAGGCCATAGTTCTGGGGTATCTTCGGGTCTACATTGGTGTAAATACGAGAACCGTCTGGCCTCTTTAAGCTAAAAGTCTGCCATAGAATCCACTTGGGTTGCAAGACCGCTCTGCCTGTGCGGTTGTCCCATACCGTCACGTAACCCTTAAACGCCAAATCCTCTACCCTCGCCTCACCCTCGGCCACCTGTTCGTCTAGCCGAGACGCGGTAACACCACCGCCCCTTCCTATCGTGGTTCCCGTCTGTAGAGTGCCGTTAGGCATGACCTCATCGCCTTGTTGGGCCATAAGGGCTGCCAACGCTGTCTGGTCGCTCTCTGTCCTTGTAGTCATAATCTTTTACCCCCTAACTAATTCCCCGCCGTAGCCATAGGTCGATGAGCGGGCTTTGAGTCGCTCTGTTTCGTCGATGAGCTTGTTATAGTTCCCTATTATATCTGGAGGATTTATTTCCCTCCTGAGAGGGGAGGCTCGCATCTCGTCTGCGATCTGTCTGAGTTCCCCGACAGTAGACCATATATGTCCCTTACCGTTCTGATCGACTTGGCCTCCTGGTATGGTGAACTCGTCTTTCTTGAATGCAGACGCAAGCCCTAAGTCCACATAGGCGGTGACGAGCTTATCCGCTCTTACCACCTTCAATACCTGATAGCGGTGGCGAGCCATGCTGCCAGCAGTGAGGAGGTTTAGCTCTGCCAACAGAAAGCATGGCTCGTCCTCCGAGACGGCCTTTACAACCGCCTCAAACGCGCCCTTGGTATTAAGCCCTCGCAGGCTCTGACCTGGAGCCGCCGCTGATGTCATTGTAACTATACCGTCCAGTCTCGGTTGGCGTTAACCAACAGGTAGTCTACGTCCAGGTTCTCAATAGCATTACCCTTGGCCTCGACTCCGAGGCAGACACCCATAACCGTGGTTGTGGATACGGCTCCTGCCTTGGTCTGTTTGAGTACGCCATCAATATACCAACGGGCCGTGCCATCAACATCTACTTCCAAGCGAAGCACCTGCCACTCACCAGCAACAGCGTCGTCATCGGCGTCTATTGCAGTGGAATCCGTTTCTCCAGTAGTAGAGCCACCGTTGTAAACCATGTGCCAATCTTCATCGTCGGTAAGTTCCGCAGACAAAAGAAAACCACATAAATCACTGGCGGTCAGCGTTATTGTCGTGCTGGCGCCGTGGATCAATGCCCCTTGGAGATTTAGCGTGTTGGGGTCTAGGTCGCTCAAACCAAAAAATACTTCTTTCGTGTCCAAGTTATCAAGTTGAACACGGGCTTCTAAAACGATTGGCCCCATCAGGCTGGCACTAAAGCCAGTGTTAGTACCTACCATTGTGCAATGGTCAGCTTCGTCGGTTGTTGTGATCCGCCCTGCGCCACTTACCACGCCCGCAATAGTGGGCACTCCTGCGTCGGTCTCAGCGTTGCCCTGGCCACCCACTACGAATGGGCCAAGCAATCGCGTTTCTGCTGTGTTTGCTATGTTGTCTTCCCCGAAGAAGTCGTAAAAGAGTCTAATTCTGCCTGCTTCAGATTGAGGCATTTTTCACCATCCTTTAATAATTCGTGTTATTACTCTCTTTAGGCTGGGCTTGTTGCATCAGCTATGATGCCTCGGCTCCAGTTGCCGCCGCCACGTTGCCCATAAGCATACGAGGCAGTCATGAATAATTGGTCGCCTCCACCACCCCAGCCTGGTTGTCGCTTCGTCTCGGTCTTGATCGCCATTTCTCTAACCAACACCCATGCCTTCTTACTGAATACAAAGCCTGTAGCATCGGTATTGCTGTCGATGGTGATATTGCCGTCCTCGACAACTGATACGCTGGCGATAGGCAGGAAGAATCCAGTCTTGAACACCTCTGCCGTTGCGCCTTCTGGGACAGGATATGTTCCAACGCCCGCTACAAGCTCATCAAACAGGTCCTTAATCACAAATCCGTGAAGGACTGCGCCTATCGGCGTAGGACCAGGCTCTGTTGCGTTGGATGTGATGATGTACCTTGCAGCAGCAACGTCGCCCGACTGTATGGGCGTACCCGCGGCCCCAAGGTTCGTTGATGCCGCCATAGCGGCCAGTCCGTCCTCGTCCTCTTTCCTGACAAGCGCCTCACCTGGAAGGGAGCCCATCTGGGCCAAAGCCTTCTTCGATGTGTTACGCATTGTCTTGTCAGTAACAAAGGTCGAGATTTGTACCATCTGGGGTGTAATTGTGATGGCTGAATCGACAAACGCCTGTGGGTTGTCATTTCTGGTCTGCTCTGTTATTGCCTGAGCGTTTAACTGAGCAAACAGAACCTCTTTCCACGCAGTGCCTGAGCCGTCATCCAGCTTGGTGACATCCACCATCTGCACCACTACACCACCATATTCCCGTGTCGATCTGGCAGACGCCACTATCGTATTTTGGCTATCTGACAGTTGTGTGGTAGTTGTATCACCCGTAGCCATTATCTTGGCCTCCTAATTATGAGTTCCAGTATTTTTGTAATCGTTGATTCTCTTCATATGTTAGCGGCGCACCGCTGGCACTCTTAGCCTCCAGTGCTTTCTCAGTCATAACCCCCCCACTAGCGGGGCCCGTATCTGTAGAGCTAACCTCTCGTCGTGACCTTGCCCTACTATTACCCTGGGACGCTTTGGCGCGCTCCGAGAGAAGTTTCTTTTCCACCCTATAAGCCTCACTAACAGCCTTATCGAAATACCGTAGACCACCGCCATTCTTCTCAAATGCCCTATTCCAAAACAACATGACATTGGAAAAAGCTGGGCTGCTCTCGATGCTATTCGGGTCTACATCCAGGCTCTTCGCTATATCGGCTATTTCATTGAAAGCTCTAGTTTGCTCTGTTCCAAACTCCTCATCTGTCTGCGCTTGTTGCGTCTGCTGAGTCTGGGCCGCTATACGTGCAGGTATTTCTTCTGTATCGCCGCTGGCAAGTGCCTCGGCTATGATCTTCAAGGCGCTGGTATTTTCCTCAAGTTTGCGGTCCCTCTCTGACTGTTTAAGCGTAGCAATCTCCGTACTACGGAAATTCTCTCGCTCTTTCTCCAGAGTGGCATTCTGTTCGTTTAGCTGTTGCTGTAGTGTTCCAGCCCTAGCCTCCCAGTCTACCTCTGGCTCAGTTTCTTGAGACCCCTCCTGTTGTTTCTCCAACTCCTCTGTGGATTCCTCAACACTGGCATTCCCAGCATCCTCAGCTACCGCTAAAGTAGTCTGGGCATCTTGTGTCTTTTCCGCACTTACCATTTTTACCTCCTTGTAGCGTCGCCCTTAATAGGTCTGCCACAAAATAAAAAGGCCCAAAGCTTTTCGCCTTGGGCCGATTCACCGTGGAGCCACCTATAAAGTTACGTTATTGATTGGAGACTAACACAGCCCCCTTTTTGCTGTCAACACTAAGACATCCGCCACTCTCTATTATAACAAGGCGCATATCTTTATTCCTCATACGTTTCACTCCCGCCTGTCGCAGTATGGCCTCCCTGCACTCTCGGTATATAGAGCCATTGTTCTCTTCACACATTAACGCTGTCCTACTGAGGTTACCGTGTATGCACTTCCCATATGAGGCTCTTCAGCGAATCCACTCCGAGTCCCGTCGAGGGCGTTGGTGCGGGGGTAGGGCCTACAGGAGTCACAGGGGGCTCAACCGCTGAGGGCGCCTCAATTACTTCACTGGTTGGGGCCCCAGAAGCAGCAGGGGCGGCGCCAATAGACTGTCTTCCCGCCCTGACATTAAACGATGGCGGCGGTACCATAGTAGGAATAGTAGCAGTGTAGCCCCACTTAAACCGAATCCAGGCTATTCTAGGCCATTGCCTTCTTTCCCCTCGCAGTCTATTCATTTCATCAACTAGATGTTTAATCTGAGGCATCTGTTCCCTCATTTGCAGTTGCAACCTGTCATTTGCCATTAAGTACTTCTGCCATGCCTTGCTGACTCCAGGATTGCTGGGCTTGAAGTTCGGTCCAATCACCCAATACTTCTCTTTCAAATAATCCATATCCTGCTCATAGTCTTCTATTACTTTCCCAACAACGGGCTCACTGTACTGAACAGATTTATAACTTCCTTCACCATCCCCTGTGATATACTTTACAGACACTCCCTTCTCTTTTGCATCTCTTAAAATGCCTTCCCTCAACGAGTCACGGGCACGAAAATCCAATTCACCAGTTTGAGGGTTTACTGGGACTGGAGCAGACCAATACGCCTCTGCCAATACGTCCTTGATTGGCTTCTCTCTCTTGGCAAGCTCACCAGCTATAATAGGGTCGTCGAATACAGTCTGCCCTGCCATATACCTATCTCGCTTGAACGTCCTTATAGCATCGGCCAAGGAGTCGCCCGTCAAGCCCGCATCTATGCGGTTTTTTAATTCAGTCTCTAACGTGTTTACTGTACGCTCATAGTCCTGATATTTTACAGTGCTACGGTCTTTTATAT